TTTAGCAATTATGATAGAAAAAACTGGATTAATTAATAAAGGTGTAGCATCTTTATTTGGTAACTCTATAAAAACAACATCCGGATCCAAATGGAATGTACCATTTGTTCCAGCAACAATTATGTTAATTAATTGGATATTAGGTGTAAATATGACTGCAAGTGATTTAACAGAAAGTTATACTAAAAAAATGAGAAAAATAAAATCAAGAAACGCAAATTCATTCCAAATTAACGCAACTATTGGTGATATTGGTTTTTAATAAAAAGTGAAAAATATTATAAATTACGATTATTATTAGGTATATATAAAAAATACATACCTAATAATAAATTAGAAAAAATGTCATCAAATGATGTTAAATTATTAAAGAATAATTTAAAAAACTGTGATAAAAATCAATTAGTAATTAGAGATAGAAACTCCAATAATTTAATCAATACAAAAAATAAAGAAAGGAAAGATTTAGAATCAACTGTTGCTTATTTAAAGAAACAGTTAGGTAATAAAACTACACCAAATACTGTAAAAAACAATCTACGTAATTTACGTGATACTTATAGTATTGAATTAAGAAATTTAAATCAAGAATTAAAGAAATTAAATTTATATAATCGTTGTGTTAAAGGTGAAATAAAGTGTCGTGTTGCTATGAAAAGAAAGATAGTAGAAACTACAACTACAACCACAACCACAACAAAATCATATGAAGAAGATTTACAATTTCTAAATTACAATATTTAAATAAAATTATAAAATTATAAAATTACAATTTCTAAATTACAATTTCTAATAATAAATCAAATCTATATACGTGCCCAATCAGTTGGTTTAAATTGCCACCCAGCTTTAGCACATATTTCTTTCCATATTTGATCTTGTTTATGGAGTTTTTTTCTACATTTAAGTAGAATTAAATAATCAAGGAATTCATACATTCCCTCAAGCTCAAATAATTTATAAAACATAAATGTATAACGCATAATATTTTTACGATTTTTTATACCTAATTTAGATAAACTATTACTACTTAATAGTTCCATAAATATTTCCTCTGCTTGTAAGAAATGTTTAAGTAATCTTTCTTCTACGTGTGCCGGTATTTTAGGAGCAGGTTTTCCAGATATACGATAAATTATATGTGGTATATGTTCATAGTATGTGCTTAATTTTAATTTCTTAAGGAATTTACGTAATAATTTAGGTGTTAATCTAGAATAATCTGTAACCCTATATTTAGTTAATTCATCTTTAATTTTATCAATAACATCTTGAGGTATGTTAGTTGATTCTTTTGCTTGAAATTGCGCAAGGCAATCTTTAAAATGATGGACACGTTGATAAGAAAATGTAGATACTTCTGATGTTTTAACATTTGATGGAACATCATTATCTAAGACAGTATCTTTTATTTGACCACATTTAGGACATACATAAAACTCTTGTAAATCACTAAGAATATATTCACAATTACAATCTTCACATAAATTTGTAATACTATATGAATTATCTGATATACTATATTTTTCTGGATTCATTTTATTCATATATGAACGAATTATACTACTTTGATCTTTAAACTTTATACTAGATAATGTATTATTATCAACATCATCATCTGATGAAGATGAAGATTGTTTATTATTTAATGAAGTAGAATTTTCTTTTAATGAAGTATTATTTAATGAAGATGTATTATTTTTATTATTTAAGTAAAAAAATATATCTTTTTTACTATTATCTGATAGAGAAATAATAGATTTTAACTTTTCATTATTGGTAGATAATTTTCCACTTTTATTTTTTGATTTTTTTTTACTACTTTTCAATGATAATGAATTAGAATCTCTACTAGATGTTGATTTATAGTAACCATAAAGAATTTTACCATTATCAATATAATAATCATTCTTATCATAATCATCATTTAGTAATGTTTTTATTTCATTTTGTATATCAATTATTTCATCTTCTATTAAGTGATATTCATTAGAACAAATATCTAATTTTTTTTGTTTATTAAGTAATTTATTTTTTTTAGTATTTAATTTTTTTATTTTATTATCTTTATTATCAATTGATTTTATAACACTTTTATGTTTAGCATCAATTGTTACTCTTTTATCTTTTACAATTTTTTTTGTATTTTTAACTTTAAATTGCTGCATAATTAAAATATTTTATTAGTATTATTTTAATATTTATTAAGGAAAAATATTTATTAATTTTATAATTTAATATTAATGTAAATATCTAAATAAAAATTAGATAAGTTATATCTATACATAAATATCTAATTTTTATATATGGAATATTCTAATATAAATAGAATTGCGTTAAAAATATTTTTTATTCTTTTTTCGTATAAAATAGTATTAAAATCCATTTATTAATAATATATTTAATAATTAAGATGAGTTTTAAAGGAGATGATAATGAATTATCAAAAATAAATATTAATATTAAGGAAAATACTACAAAAACAATAAAAGAAACTATATCAGAAAATGATTTAAATAACATTAGTGATAATATTGACCAATTTAATATTGTAACAGTTCAAAAAATGATTTTTATATATAACGCAATTAATGCAGGTTGGACTGTAAGAAAAATTAAAGAAAATAAGTTTGAGTTTAAGAAACCTAAAAAGAAAATCATACATAACTTTAAACTTGATAAATATCTTAGGGATTTTATAAAGGAAAGTACTGATGTTGATATACTAAAATCATTATAGACAAAATAAAAATAAAAATAATTATAATAAGAATTATTTTTATTTTTATTTATTTACGTTAAAATCGAAAATTTTTTTCTTGTAGTATTATATACAAACAAAAAAAACAAAACTAATATATCACAATGGGTGGAGGTTTAATGCAATTAGTCGCTTATGGCGCTCAAGACGTCTATTTAACTGCGAATCCGCAAGTTACTTTCTTCAAAGTAGTATATAGAAGACATACTAACTTTGCTATGGAAGCAATCGAACAAGTTTTCAACGGTTCTGCTAACTGGGGTAAACGTGTCACTGCTACCATCTCACGTAATGGTGATTTAATTCATCGTGTATACTTACAAGTTACATTACCACGTGTAGAATGTCCAGGTCAAATTTCTAACTCTGGATGTTTCCGTTGGGTTAACTATGTTGGTCATGCTTTAATCAAATCTGTTGAAGTAGAAATTGGTGGTCAACGTATAGATAAACACTATGGTGATTGGTTAAACATCTGGAATGAATTAACTCAAGAACCTGGTCATCAAGTAGGTTATGACAATATGGTTGGTAACACTGCTGCTTTAACTGGTTCAGGATTAAATATTACTGAAGCAACTACTTTATATATTCCATTACAATTTTGGTTCTGTAGAAACCCAGGTTTAGCTTTACCATTAATTGCTTTACAATATCATGAAGTAAAAATTAACATCGAGTTCCGTCAAAAACAAGATTGTTATGTTGCTTTAGGTGATGGTTGTTCTGGTTCATGTGGTTCTAGCTGTGGTGGTTTAGCTCCATCATGTGGTCAATCTGTTGCTGGTTCTGATGCTGTATGTGTAGGTGACTTCCAATCTGCTACTTTATTTGTAGATTACATCTATTTAGATACTGATGAACGTAGACGTTTTGCTCAAGTATCACATGAATACTTAATTGAACAATTACAATTTACTGGTGATGAATCAATTACTAACACAACTGCTAAGATTAACTTAAACTTTAATCATCCAACTAAAGAAATCATCTGGGTTACCCAAAGAGATGCTGTTACTCAACGTAATGCTAACCAATGGACTAACTACACTGATGACTATGATGTAGATGGTGCTTGGGGTACTGATTTTGGTAATGGTTGTTTAGATGATGCTGCTGGTAATAATCCAACTTCAGCTCAAATGTTAAACACTAATGTTGAAGCAGGTTATCATAGCAAATCATTCCCATATGTTAAAACTGGTATTTATAAAGGTGGTGATGAAGCAACTACTTCTGAAATTGAAGCATTATTAGGTAATGATTACAACTTCCCTAATGGTTATTCAAGTGGTCCATGTAGTTGTGATAGTCCATGTTCTAACATTAACTCATGTGCTAACAATGTACCAACTAACTTCAGTGATAGAACTGATGCTTCCCGTGGTGCTGATCATGCTGGTTTAGGTCCAAGAAATGCTGGTAGAAATCCAACTGTTCGTGCTAAATTACAATTAAACGGACACGATAGATTCCAAGAAAGATTAGGTTCATACTTTAACTTAGTTCAACCTTATCAACATCACACCAATGTTCCAGCTACTGGTATCAACGTATATTCTTTTGCATTAAAACCAGAAGAACATCAACCATCTGGTACTTGTAACTTCAGTAGAATTGATAAAGCAACTCTTCAAATTCAATTTACTAACAAAGCTGCTTTAGGTTCTAAAACTCGTGTCTATGCTGTTAACTACAACGTTTTACGTATTATGAGCGGTATGGGTGGTTTAGCTTTTAGTAACTAATTTAAGTTAGTTCTTTTTCTATTCTTTACTGAAAATTAACAAATATTTTAACTAATTAACAAATTAATTAAAAACTTTTTTATTGATTATTAATATTTAATTATGTAAATTAATACTTTACGTAATTAGAAATTAAAGGAAATAAAAAACATTAATATATTGATGTAAAAATCAATGTATTAATGTTTTTTATTATGTATTTTTTATAATATTACAATAAAATCACTATACATAATTATA